ATTGGTGCAACACTTGCTAAGTTTGACAACAACGGACAATCATTCAAATATGTTATATGGTTCTTTGTTTATATAACTTCTCTGATAGCTCTTTTATCAATCAGAACTCCTCAGAAATGTGTTCCCTGTGAGAAAGAATCTAAGTACAAACTGATACAAGAACCTGTGTATCGTAAAATTAAGTGATATGGCAAATAAACAAACAGCAGTAGAGTTATTATACAACTTCCTATATGAATGGGAAGAAATAGGTGGTTTTGATCCTGGTGATTTTCAACAAGAAAAGCTTTTTGAATTTTTTAAAAAGCTTGAAAGAAAACAAATTAAAGAAGCTTTTATTGCTGGTAGGACAACAACTATTGGTGCACAAAAATACTACAATGAAACCTTTAAATCAGAATAAGATGAGATTAAGTACACCTTTCAGAATCATAGATAGAAGTAAAAGAAAAATTGAAAAGCATATTGACTACTGTGAGTATATGATTAATATATGTAATAGAAAATCAAATAATCTAAGGTCTTATTATTTTCAAAAGCAAGTGGAGATATCAAAAAGAAAATTGAAAACATTTAAATAACAGTAAAATGGGAGTAAAGTATTTGTTAATCGGAGTAGTAGTTGCTATTCCATTAGTATGTAATTCTGTTTATAATTATGTAAATGCTAATTCAACAGTTAAGGTTGAAGAAAAGAAAGAGATTAGTGATGAGTTCTCAGAAGAGAATATGATCTTGTATATGAAAGAAGTAGGCATTAAACATATTCCTGTTGTATTAGCCCAAGCTAAGCTTGAATCAGGCCATTATTCATCTTACATATTCATAGAGAATAACAATTTGTTTGGTATGAAAGCAGCACGTATTAGACAAACAACTAACATTGGTGAGAATAGAGGTCATGCATTATTTAAATCATGGAAAGATTGCATTCTTGACTACTTATATTATCAACAAACGTATCTTTATCATGCAGATAATCAAGAGGAGTACTTAGCTTACCTGGCTAACAATTATGCTGAGGATCCTAATTACATTTACAAACTTAAAGATTTAATAGAATGACTAGCGCACTAATAGCCTTTATGGTAGGAGTAGGTATTATTATATGGTGGATGTATGTCGATGACGAAGATAACTTTTTAGATTAATCGATATGAAGAAACAAATTGTAAAAGCTTGGAAAGAAAATCTTAACTGGTCTTGCGGAAAAACATATATCTATGGTGTAGTATGTTTCTTTGGAGGAGTTATAACAACATTAATAGTATGCAATGCATAAAGTGTGGTAAACCTGCAACAAAGAATTACTCACCTGATCTAGATGTCAGAGCTATTGGAATGTGTGATGAGCATGCTGAAGAAATCTATATGGATATAATGATCTGTATGATGGATGAAGGATGGGATAAGTTTGAAAAGAAATATTTAAAACCAACAAAAGATGGAAGAAATAACTAATTTCATTGAGAATCTTGAAGTTCAAACTCTAACAGATGAACTAAAAGAAGATATCATGAGTATTGTAAATGAAGCTATTGATAAAGCTTATATGTTAGGACGTCAGGAAGGTATGACTCGAGCTATAGAAATACTAAATGAATTAAATAATGAATCATGAAAGAAAAAGATATAGTTGATTTTGGATTTGAAAAAGTAGATGTTCCTGTAGAGGAAAGCGGAGATAAAACAGATTACTACTATTACAAATATGATCTAAGTGATTCAATAACTTTAGTATCTGTAGCAAGTGATGAGGCAAAAGATGACAATTGGTATGTAGGTGGAGATCTTGGTTATGATATAACTATTACTGAAGCGGCAGACTTATATTTGTTAATGCATCTATTTAAAAGATGGACAGTTAATAACTAACACCTAAAAAAATGGCACAAATATCAGGAGTTTGGAAAGAAGCAAATGAACTAGTAGAACAATTCAAAAGAGAGTTTGAATCAAGATATGGTTTTAAACTAACAATACATTTTAAAACTAAAAGTTTTGAATCATTACCACCTCTTTCTTTACAAGAAATACTTGATGAGATTGAGAGTCTACTAGATGCGGAGTATCCAGATAAACAGATAAAGTCTAGTTATGGTACTGTACATCTTACAGATGGGATTAGAACAAAAACTAGAGTATATCAAATTGTATTACTAAGACAAATCTTCTGTTATATTGCCCATGAATTAGGATATACATCCGTTGAGATAGGTAGGTTTCTACATAAAGATCATGCTACTGTTTTACATTCTGTTAAGACATTAAAGATTGAATTAGATTTAAAAGTTAAATCAGTTACCAATAAGTATGAAATTATTAAGTCTAGTTTAGTATTAAAGTATAGAAAAAATGAAGGAAGTCAAGAACAAGAGTCAGGTCCAACAGGAAGCACTGAAGGAAATACTGAAACATAATAAAGCAGGTGTAGAAATATCAATGGGTGTTGGAAAAACTTTACTAGGTCTTATGCATATGGTAGAAACTTGTAAAGAAATATATAATCCAAAATTTTTAGTTGTTGCTCCAAAGGTATCTATATTTGATAGCTGGAAATCAGATGCTAAAAAACATGGATACGATCATCTATTAGATAGTATTACATTTACAACTTATATATCTTTAAGAAAAGAATCCTATGACTATGACGTCATTTATTTAGATGAATGTCATAGCTTAAAGAATAACCACGACTTCTATTTAGACATGGCAGTTAAACAAGGAATACATATCTTAGGTTTAACAGGTACATATCCTAAATTTAAAAGTGGTGAAAAGGGTGAAATGTGCAACAAGTATTGTCCAAAGGTTTATGAATATAAAACTGATGACGCTGTTGAAGATAAGATATTAAATGATTATCGAATCTATGTTCATATGGTGGATCTATCAGAAGTCAATGACCTAGAAGTAACAGCAGGAGGAAAAACCTGGAGAACTTCAGAGAGAAAGAACTATGAGTATTGGACAAGTAGAATCAATTCAACTGATCAACCAAAGAGTCTTCAGATCATGAGAGTTATGAGAATGAAAGCTATGATGGGTTTTACAAGTAAAGAAAGAAAAGTTTTAGAGTTATTGACTCGTCGTAAAACAAAAACTATTTTATTTGCAAATACCCAGGAGCAAGCAGATAGACTTGCCCCACATAGTTATCATAGTAATAACTCCAAGTCCAAAGAAAATCTTGAGATGTTTAAGAAAGGAGAAATAGAATTACTGTCTGCAGTTGAGCAGCTTAGCGAGGGTGTAAATATTCCTGAGCTAAGATCTGGTATCATCATGCATGCATATTCTAATAATCGTAAAGCATCTCAAAAGATAGGACGACTCTTAAGACTAAACCCAGATGATACAGCAGGTGTACATATACTATGTTATAGAAATACTGTTGATGAAGAATGGGTTAAGAGTGCTGTCTCACATCTAAATCCTGAAAAAATAACATGGCTAAGTTAGTTATCATAAAGAATAAAAATTTTGATAATACAGTTGCCACTGCATGTATGATTAGGTACTTTGATTTTGAACCTATACAGGCAGAACAATGCGCTCTAATAGTCGATAAGAAAGGAAGATACGCAGTTAAAGAAGGAGAGATAGGAGAGTTAGCTGAGCTAGCATATTTATTTGATGATTTAGGTTTTAATACACAAGTAATCGATTACTAATGGAAGAAGAAAATGTAGGTACGATTGTTACGTATCCATTTCAAAATGCAGATCTCTGGGAGGGAATGTCAGGAGTACTATGCTCTGGCTCTCAGATAATTGATATAGTTAAGATAGATCATCTAACGCCTACAGGATATTACTACGTTATAGGTGATATCTTTGCGGGTATGATGCATGATCATATGTTCTTAGCAAAACTGTATGTAAAAACTAAAGATGGAAAATCCCATCAATTAAAATTTACACAGTGGAAATCAGCCATCAAATCAAAATTAGTAAATACAAATAAGCCAGTTATTTATACCCTGCTTCCAAGTCCATATGATGAAGGTTATTATATTAGAATATGTATGGAATGTGGATCTCATTTTAGTGGAGGAAGAAAGGCACAAACATGTGAACCTTGTTCTACTGAGAAGAGATTTGCTAAGATAGTCATTGATAAAACCGTTAAACAAAAAAGACCAAGAATAAATAAAGATGAGACCGTTTAGAGTATTGTGCATAGACGATGCTGATCAACCTGCAATTCTACCATCCAATGCAAGGGTGGTAGAAGGGCAGGAATATACAGTAATACACGTTGCACATATGGAGTTACAATCTATTGTAGGATTCAAGCTTTTAGAACTTCCATCAAGATTTCCATATGAGTACTTCAAGTCATCAAGATTTGTACTATTGGAAGATATTAAGATAGAAGAAAAAGCAAACTTAGAAAATGCAATATGACACAGAAAAAAGGAATATTAAATGTTAAGCTAACGAAGAGAGATGGGAAACTTGTACACACAGATACAAGTGACTTATCTCTCTTCAAAATTTTTGTCGATTCTCTAGAAGAAGGACAATCTGTAGATGTGTTTTTTGATGCACATGTGGACAATGGTACATATGCACAGATATCAAAACTAAAAGTATCAATACGAGAGCTAGCCTCAGAGTCAGGATATTCTTTTGAAGATATGCAAAATCTTATTAAAGAAAAGAGTGGACTCTGTTGGGAGGGGCATTGTAAATCTTTCGCGGATTGTAGTATTGAGGAACTCAATCTTGCTATACAATCTGTTATCGAAATTGGCGATGAGCTTAATTTGAATCTTCGTCAGGTTTTTCATACTCAGAAGGAATAACAACTTCATATTTATTTTGTTCACGAGCAGCTTTCTCAAGCTCATTAACTAATGTAATTACTGTGAGTAGATTAAACTCATCATCGTTTTCAGGTGGTCTCTTCTGTAGATCCGTAATCATTACAAGAGCTTTTTCAGGTGTAAGTTTAATTACTAAATCTCCTAGAAGTTTTGTCAATCTTATGTAAAACCCACCAGAAACATTGATATTAACTACTGCATCAGGAGGAAATACGTGAACAGGATTATCATTATCTACTGACATATAAAATATTTATAAACAAATATAAAACATTTATGGATAATAAACTAAAGGGAGTACAAGAAAAGCTGTATGAGCAGCTAAAAGAATCAGGCTGGGCCAATAAACTAAAAACATTTATATTAAGCAATGATTTCTTAAATATATTAAGACGATTAGCTAACCAACAAATATTAGGTAAAAGATTTACACCAACATTAAAGAATTTATTTAGAGCATTCGAGCAGTGCCCATACGATGAATTGAAAGTTGTATTCGTAGGTCAAGATCCATATCCTAAAGAAGGAGTAGCAGATGGTATAGCGTTCAGCTGTAAGAATACAAGTCATCCTTCTCAAGTACAACCAAGTCTAAGAGCTATATACAAAGGATTAGAAAAAGAAGGAATAAACCATTCACACTTCTATGATCTTGCAGATTGGTCAAAGCAAGGAATACTAATGCTCAATACTGCTTTAACAACTGAAGTAGGAAAGGCAGGTGCACATGCAGAAATATGGGATCCATTCATTGTATTTTTATTAGATACATTGAATCATACAAACACGGGTATTACATATGTGTTCATGGGTAAGGTATCTCAGAAGTATATGCAATATATATCTGCAGATAACAACTATATTTTTACATGTAGTCATCCTGCATCTGCAGCATATACAGGCGGAGAGTGGGATAGCAATGGAGTATTCAAATCTGTAACAGATGTTGTTAAACAAAACTTTAATTATGATATAAAATGGTAACACGAAAAGTAACAATGTATCTTTTAGAAAAAGATCATAGACTCGATGAGTATTGCGAGGAGCTAGGAACAAGTGCTAATGGATTAACTAATGAACAATTTATTAGTGCGGCAAAAGAAATAGGCTGGGTAATGAGTCTTAAAGAATATGAGAGACTTCATAATACTGGTGGTATGCCACGTCAATATTATTTAAGACAAGAAATAGAAGAAGATGTTAGCGCAAAAAGAGTTATTTGATACCATTGCAAAGTATAATCTGAATCCTAATCAGTACTATCTGCTAGCCTGCATGAAGGATAATATCCAGACAAAGAAAATCAATGTTGCATTAGAGCTACAAGCTTTAATATATAACGAGTATGTTATTGTAACTAAGGATGATAAGATTATAATCACAGGAAAAGGTGCTAAGATTATCAATCATGTCGAAGGATTATTCAAGAAGCTTGCAAGGAATGGTGCCCAAGAAATTATGGGTGAAGAATATGAAGAGAAGATCAAAGAATACAACGAAACATTTCCTGCAGTAAAGCTACCAACAGGTAAGTATGCAAGAACTAATGTTGGTAATCTTAAGAATGCATTCAAATGGTTCTTCAATAATCATGATTATTCGTGGGATACCATCCTAGAAGCAACTCAAAGGTATGTAGATGAATATGAAATGTCAGGTTATAAGTATATGAGAACCTCTCAGTACTTTATACGAAAGCAAGACACAGATAAGTCATACTCTTCTGATCTAGCAACTTATTGTGAGATGGTATTGAATGAAGAGTTCCCTGATGACTCAAGTAATTTTTCAACAAGAGTTGTATAATCAGGGATTAATGGCTATATTTACATACTAAATCAAAACCATGTCGAGTAAAGTAGAAGCGCTTCCTTGGAAATCAAGGAGAGAAGGATTTATCAGCGCCCTTCATTACATGAAGGGAAGAATGGAGGGAACAATACATACCTATAAAACTCCATGGTCCAAAGTAAATGATGCAGGTGTAGACGGTATAGAGTGGAACTCTATGGTAGTTATAGGTGGAAGACCTGGAACAGGTAAGACACTTATTAAAGATCAAATCATACGTGAAGGTTTCAAGTTAAATAAAGGACAGAACATTATGGTTCTAGAATTTACTCTTGAAATGGTATCAGAAAAATCAAGACTAAGAGAATTTTGTAGCGTAACTAAGAAGTCTTATAGATATCTTGCTAATGCAGGTAAAGAAGAAGGCCCATTGAGACCTGAAGACTTTGAGGTCTGTAAGAAATACGCAATAGAAGCAAGTAAGTACCCAGTCCACGAAGTAGAAATGCCACCAAGTATTGAGGAGTTTGAAGCTACAATTCACGCGTACATGGAAGCTCATGCTACGTCTGACTCTAATGGAGAAAAGATATATTGTAATACAGTTATTACACTAGATCATAGTATTCTTTTAAAGGGTCTCAACAAGCAAGAGCTGCTATATCAACTAGGAGAAACCTGTACCAAATTAAAAAGACGTTACCCTATTATATTTATTGTTCTGTCACAATTAGGTAGGCAAGTAGAATCACATGAAAGAAACGAAGATGGTAAGTATGGGAATTATATTCTTGAGACAGACATCTTTGGAGCTGATGCATTGATGCAACATGCTGACCTAGTAATAGGAATTAACAGACCAGCAATGAAGTTCATCAAGTATTATGGGCCAGACAGATTCATAATAGAAGATGATACAGTTTTAGTTTTTCATTTTATAAAGTGTAGAAATGGTGATACAAGAATGAGTTTTTTCAGATCAAAGTACAAGACAATGGAGATTGAAGAGATGGATACTCCACCTCGACAAACAATCGCTAAGAAGAGTAAGTAAATTAATTAAAGTAAAATGGTAAAAGAAAAATCAACAAAAGAGAAAATCGAAGATCTCAAAACTTTACACAAACCAACTTTTGACAAACTAGGAATTGACAATCCTTTGTTCATACCAAGGATATGTTATACTCCTATGGGTGAAAAGGAGCAAGTAGTATCTTTCTTTGAACAAGATTTTGTGAAAGGTAAAGATATCTATACGCATTTTGTCAGTAAAAGTTATGAGTCTGAAGATCCTAAGAACAGGTTATGGAAATGGAAATGGAATCCATATTATGAAACAGAATATAAGAAGTCTGATCCACATCCTGAGACAGGTAATGTAAGATATATCATTCCTGTTGAAGAGTTAGAACTCATTGATACATCATATGTAGAAAGAGTTACAGGGCCAGAAGTCTTTGACATCGATGATGAGATTCCTAATCCTGATCAAGATCTACCTATTGATCAAATGTCAATAAGAGATCTGGCTGCTATTCTATTGAAGAAGCCTGTAAGTAAGAAGCAGTGGTTAAACGATATAATTAAATCATAAGTTATGTCAGGAATAGTATTGCCAACTGCCAAGATAAGTGCAGCAACTAAGAGCCCAAAGAATCTGATTATCTTTTCTAAACCAAAGGTAGGTAAGACAAGCTTAATTGCAGAGCTACCTAATTGTTTGATCATAGATTTAGAATCAGGTTCAGATTATGTAGATGCTTTAAAAGTAAAAGCTAGTAGTGTAGATGAGATCCGTGAGATTGGTAAAGCAATCAAAGATGCAGGATATCCATATGAGTATGTAGCAGTAGATACAATAACAGCATTGGAAACAATGTGTGTCAAAGAAGCTGAAAAGCTTTACATGAATACTCCAATGGGTAAGTCCACATGGTTGAAGAAATTACCAGATAAAACATGGGATCCTGAATCTGCAAAGTTTAAGTATGGTACAGTTCTTAATCTACCTAATGGTCAAGGTTATGGATATTTGCGTGATGCAATTGTAAAAATCATAGAAGAAATAAAAAAGTTTGCACCAAAGGTAATCCTGTTGGGTCACGTTAAAGATGCTATGATTGAAAAAGCAGGAGCAGAAGTAAATTCTATGGACCTAGATCTAACAGGTAAAATAAAAAGAATTATATCTTCGCAATCTGATGCTATTGGATATCTATACAGAAAAGGAAATCAAAACATTTTGACTTTCAAAACTAAGGATGACGTAGCATGTGGAGCACGACCAGTTCATTTAAGAAATCAGGAGATTGTTGTCTCTGAGATGGAAGAAGGTGAGTTTAAAACTCACTGGGATAGAGTATATATTGATTAATTTAAACAGTTTAAAAAATGGGATTAGGTATTGATATTCCTAGTGGAAACGGTGGAGTTTATAAAGGTATAAACCCTGGAAATTATAAAGCTAAAATTAATAAGCTTGAATTATGGGCTCGTGATTTTTGGAAGCCTGAAGAAAATGCTCTCTTCTTTATACTAAAGATGGAGACAACTAAACCAAGTCCAGATTTTGTAGGTTACCCAATTGATGAGAATGATCCTGACGGGCCCAAACATGAGGGTCTTGTAGGTAATGTAAAGTATAGTACATATGCTTATAAAGATGGGTTCAATACAAGAACTAACAAACAAGAGACAAGAGACTCTAAGATTCTAAAAGACTTGCTAAGTCTTTGCATGGAACTAGGTATTGTAGATTGGTTTAAGAAATACAATAACAAGCTAGTTACAATCGAAGAATGGATTGAGAAATTCAATGAAGAGAAGCCAGCTGAAGGTAAATATCTCGAAGTATGCATCGCTGCAGAAGAGTATGTTGCTAAAGATGGTAAGACAAAGAAGACACTCTATTTACCAAAAAGTGTATTCGTAGATGATGAAGGTATATGGTATAACCCATACAAAGGTTTGCTTAATACTAAGAAGCATGTTATTCAGTATGACGAAGATAAACATTGGAAGAAAGTAAATCCTGAACCAGTAGAAGGATTCAAACCTGAAGATGTTGACATTGACAATATTCCTACGAGCGATGTTGATGTTGATATAGACTTTACCCAAAGTGAAGATCTAAAAGACTTCGATATTTAATTCTTGATTCATTAAGAGAGGGGAGCTAATACTCCCCTTTTTTATTCTTTACAAATATGGTAGCAAGAAAGTATGTATTTTTTGTAGAGGATGTTCCTTCTCAATGGATATTTGAACACTATCTTGGACTAAAAGAAAGACTTACAGGACAATCAGTTAAGATGAATTCTGTATTTAAGTCAGAGAAAACCCCATCGATGTGCTTATATGTAAACGACAAGGGCGAGTACATGTTTAAGGATTTCTCAAGTTCAAAGGGTGGCAATGGCGTTGCGTTAGTATCAGAGCTATTTTCCATAGCATACAAAGACGCAGCAATGAAAATCAAATCAGACTATGAGCATTATATAAATGATGAGGAGATTCCTATAGAATTAATTAATACAGAAATCTCACCACATAGTAGATACAAACTATCAAGTCATAATAAGAGAGCATGGAATAAAGCTGATGCATTATTCTGGACGCAATTTGGAATAGGTTCTGATATACTTAATGAATATAATGTAGTACCATTAGATAGTTATACACTAAGTAGAACTGATAAACATGGTGCTATAGAAACTATTCAAATTAAGAAGCAAGGTATCTATGGGTATTTCACCAAAGACGGAGAGCTCTATAAGATCTATCAACCAGGACAGAAGTCTAAGAAGTTTATCAAGATCAAGGATTATATCCAAGGTACAGATCAACTTAAGCATAAGAAGTATCTTATGATATGCAGTTCACTTAAGGATGCAATGGCATTTGTATCGCTAGGATTTAGCAATATAGATGTCATTGCGCCTGACAGTGAGAACATAATGATCCCAAAAGATACCATTGAAGAACTCAAATCAAAGTATGTAAAAGTATTTACCATTATGGACGATGATTCTGCGGGTTTAAAGTCAATGATAAGATATCAGGATGAGTATGGAATACCGTATTTACACCTGCAGATGTCTAAGGACTTATCAGATTCTGTCAAAGATTATGGAAGAAAGAGTGTAAAAGTTGTATTGTATAATATGTTAAAAGATTTAGTTAAATGATTTGGGTATATAATGATGAGGAATTCACCGACGAATTAATTCCTGAAGGTGCCGTAGGATTCGTGTATCGTATGACTACAGCTATTGATGGTGATGTAGTAATGTATATAGGTAAGAAAAACTTTTACGCCAATCGTAAAGTAAAACTTGGAAAGAAAGCTGCACCAACAGATAAACGTAAGAAAGACTATAAGCGAGTATCTAAATTAGATTATCATAAATATTACAGCAGTAATGAAGTGCTAAAGAAGGCCCATAAAGATGGGATACCAATTAGAAGAGAGATGCTTAAGATATGCTATAGTCAAATGGAGCTTACGTATGAAGAGGCTAAGTTTCTATTCTGTAATGAGGTTCTGGAAAAAGAGCACTACCTGAATAATAATATATTAGGTAAATTCTATAAAACAAAGTAATGAATTTAAGAGACGAGTCTTTAGCTAAAATTACTAAAGATCTCATGTTCACAGAACCTTTCTATGGTCTCTTGTTAGTTGCCATGAATAAAACATGGACTACTCAATTAGAAACTGCAGGTGTAACAGTCACAGGTATCAATTTCAGTCTTGCAATTAATCCTGATTATTGGGATAGCTTGAATGATGCACAGAAGAAAGGTTTATTAAAACATGAGTTAATGCACATAGCATTCTTTCATCTAACAGATTTTAGTCATCTGGCGGATAGAATGATTGCAAACTGGGCAATGGATATCGAGATCAATCAGTATATTGATCCTACATGGCTACCTAAAGGTGGCCTACTACCAAGTACATTTCCACATCTAAATCTCAAAGAGAAAGAAGGTACTCTGTATTACTATGAGAAACTTAAGGAACTACAGGATGAAGTAATTCAAACAATCAAAGATGCTATAGCAAACGGAGAGTTAGATGTTACATTACCTGATGATACCAATGTTAAATTGACAGAACATGATTGGTCTGATATAGAAAACCTAGATGAAGGTACTCAGAAAGTAATAAGAGAACAAAGCTCTGCTATAATACAAGATGTAGCTGAGCAAGTAGAAAAGTCTAGAGGTACTTTGCCTGGTGAAATCAAACAGATCATAGAAGCACTCAAGAATATACCGCCACCTAAGTTTGACTGGCGTGGTTATATGAGAAGATTTGTAGGTAAGTCTGTTAAGATATATACTAAGAAGAGTAGAAGGAAGCTTAGCAAAAGATATGAGGATAATCCTGGTCTTAAGATTAAGCAACGCAAACACATCTTAGTAGCAATTGATACATCAGGATCTGTATCTAAGTCAGAGTTAGTCGAGTTCCTACAGGAGATACATCATATACATAAAACAGGTAATGATGTTACTATAATACAATGTGATACTGCGATATCTCATGTAGGTAAATACAAACCTGGGGAAGACTACAAGATCCATGGACGCGGGGGAACTAGCTTTCAACCCGTAATAGATTACTATAATGAACGTATTAATAAGATCAGTTGTCTTATCTATTTTACAGATGGAGAGGCACCTGCACCTATTGATGCAAGAGGTAATATATTATGGGTCTTAAGTAGTTCAAGTGAAATAAATGAATCCTTACCTGGATTTCAAATTAAGTTAGATCTATGATATGTTGTATTTGTAATGAAGAGTTTGATGAGATTGAAGAATTAGTAATAGAAGGTCAATCATTTCAAACACAAGGCGGGCATAATCCTGCACCAGTAAAAGATGAAGGTAGGTGCTGTACAAAGTGTAATTTCTCTGTAGTAGTACCAGCAAGAGTTAAAGAATTTATTAAAGAAAGAACACCAAATGGGAAAGGTTAGACTAGAAAGTAAAGAGTTAAAAGAATTCTTAAGATACATCATTAAGAATAATCAGAACATCCAAGAGAAGGGCAAGAGTCCTATTGCTGTAGAAATTGTTGGTGAATCAGGTATGGGTAAAACCAGTGCCGTAATCCAACTTGCCCAAGAAGAAGGGCTACATTTTGTAAAGCTTAATCTTGCACAGATTGAGGAACTAGGGGATCTAGTAGGATTCCCGATTAGACAATTCAAGTTAGTTAAAGCAGATGCCGCATCAGGTATTAAGCTAGCAAAATGGGTAGACGAGAATGCTGTTGATGAATATATTAAGCAAGGATACCAATTCACAAGTGAAAAGAGAATGAGCTACTGTCCACCTGAGTGGATTGCAGATAAGAACAGTGGTGGTATATTACTACTAGATGACTGGAACAGAGCAGATGTTAGATTTATTCAGGCAGTAATGGAGCTTGTAGATAGGCAAGAGTATATCTCATGGAAGCTACCAAAGAACTGGCATATAATTCTGACTGCTAACCCAGATGATGGGAAGTATCTCGTTAACTCAATTGACTCAGCTCAAAGAACTAGATTCATTAGTACTGAGATTAAGTATAGTGTAGAGCGCTGGGCTGAGTGGGCAGAAGCAAATGAGATTGATGGTAGATGTATCAACTTTTTATTAATGCACCCTGAAGTAGTTAACGAAAATGTTAATGCAAGATCTGTAACTAAATTCTTTGACTGTCTTGATTCAATTGAGAACTACGAGTCTAAACTGGGCCTAATCCAACAAATAGGTGAGGGCTCTGTAGGTGTAGAAGTAGGTACTTTATTTACTCAGTTTATAGCAAATCGATTAGACAAGATTATTAATCCTAAGCGCATGCTTCTTGAAGGCGCACATGAAACTGTTATCGAGGAGATAAGAGAAAGCGTGTATGATCATTCAGGATACAGAGCTGATATTGCAAGTATGTTAACCAGTCGTTTAGTTAACTATGCTTTGTTCCATGCTGAGAAGAATCCAATTGATCAAAAGACATTGGATAGAATCACTGAGCTGATAAAAGCAGATGGTGTATTTAACAATGATTTGAAATATATCATTGCAAAAAGATTGTTTAACGGTAATAAGGCTAAGTTTCAGAAACTAACATTCATTCCTGAAGTAGCTGAATTAATTATGAAGTAACATGTATAAGTTAGCATTAGTATTAAAGTATGATGATACACATCGTTTTCCATTAACATTTAAAATGGAATACTTAGTGGAGCATGAAGATCTAGTAAAGTATTCTAAAACACGTGAATGCGAATTGAAAGAAGGAGATATTATATATCCATTACCAGATGTAGGAATACCCAGATTTAAACTGAAGATGGGATGTGAAAAGAAAGGAGTAAGTGTTACTAGATCAAGTGAAAAAGCAGATTACATTATCATTAATAAAATTAATAGACGTAAATCTTATACAAGCTTATCAAATCAAGAAGTAACATACCATAGTTTTGCCAAACTTAATGAGTATTTAGACATATTCTTGACATCTTATGCTGCAAACGTATATAGTAAAAAAGACAGCGAATTAACAAATCAATATGCAGATCTAGCAGCAGTGTTAAAGGAACGTAAAGATTCTATGGATATTCTTATTTCATCAAATGATTTAGAAAAGTATATAAAATTTGCAAGTAATAATTTTGGTAAATGGATTTGGACAGGGTATTTTAATAAAATAAATTTCTTATCTTTGAAAAAACCAAGTCTAACATCCAAGTTAAGGTATCAAGAGACTTTAGTATCTCAAATCAACGAAGACTCTATAATCATTACTGATAAGAAAATGAACGAGCTGCAAGCTATGTTCGACAGTAAAGATCAAGGAAACATTGTTCTTGCCATGGAGATGATGGCAAACTCAAACTACGAAGAAAGTATTCTCAATCTGTATCTACTCCTCGTTAAGAATCTAAGACTCATTTCAGAACAAAAAGAAAGTACGCATAAGAATTTCCAAGGTATGATGGATTTCTTTGGTAAGAATTTAAAGTATATGAATACTCATATACAAAATTCAGAGGTAGATTATATCGCTGGACTACTAAAGAAGTACAACAAGTTGACTAAAGAATCAATGGAAAGACTATTGGTATATTACGCAGACACCCATACACAGTTTGTAGGTAAATTTTGCAATTCAATATTAGTATCAAATCCTGATGTAAACTTTGATTAATATGGATTTAAATGAAAGGTTAATTAAGGAGGGAGAGTTTTATAGTTCTCCCTTCTATTTCAGTTATAGTAGTTTAAATAGACTACTATACGCACCATCAATATTCTATAAAGAGTATGTACTTAAAGAGAAAGAGATCAGGTTAGATCAACATCTCATAGAAGGTAAGCTTACTCATTATCTAGTATTAGATAATGCACAGTTCGATGATAAGTTTATTATTGCTGCAGAGAATCTTCCTACAGCAAACGTAAAAGATATCGTTGACATTGTATATGCTGTTACGGGAAACAGCGAGTATGGTCTAGAAGATCATAAAGAAGTTATATTAGAAGCAATGCGAGAAACCAATTTTTATCAGAACCTAGTAGATGATAAGAAAGCAGACAAAGACGGAGTACAAAAAACAGGTGATGAAAAAAGACTCGACAAAATTCTAACAGATCAATCAATTCAATACTATGAGTTCCTGAAGAAGAAAGCTGGCAGGGATATTATAGATGCATCAACTCTAGATAAGTGTACAAAAGCATCAGAAGCAATTAAAGCAAATCCAAAAATTGTAACACTACTTGGGTTAGACAGAGTTCATGATACATCAAGCTTTGGAATCTATAACGAGCTTGAGATAATTTGTAAACTAGAGGGATATAACTTTGGGTTAAAAGGTATCATTGATAATATGGTTGTAGATGTAGAAACAAAGACCGTAAGAATCAATGACTTAAAAACACTAAGTAAATCCATCAGTGACTTTCCTGAGTCTATTGAGTACTGGCGCTATTGGCTTCAAGCATCAGTATATAAAATGCTAGCTAAGGAATTTCTAAAGGATGTAATTGATGAGTCGTGGGTAATAGAGTTTAATTTTATAGTAATCGATAAGTATAATCAAGTATGTCCATTTAGAGTTACCAACGTTACAATGGATAAATGGACTGAAGAAACTATCGGATGCTTAAATGAAGCAGCTTACCATTATGATAATCAAGATTTTACACTACCTTTTAAATTCGTAGCAGGAGAAGTTTTATTATAAACACTTTATTTATGAATATAACTGATGTATATAAAAGCTATTATCAAAAGAGTAAACTCTTTTTATATCCACTATTAAAGATAAGACAGGGGTCAAGTATTGTCCCAATTGAAACTTATCTAAGATGGCAAGACAAGTATGAGCTTGGGGATAACAAGCTCATATGTGTCTACCATAATAGGCGTGATCAAGAATTTAAAAAGTTCGAGGAGAAGTTCTTGTTATCTAATCCAATGTTTTATGATTACTTTATGCTACCAGATAATATGGTTGCGTATGTATTTGATTTTACAGAGTATAGTAGAGACTTCTACAAGGTAGCAAACGGAGTATACTCCCAACTATCTAGCGAGTTTAAATTTAAAGTCATTAATTTTTATTCAGGTAACCCGCATAATGCTGCGTATATAGATAGTTATCTGTATCCTGAAAAACATTTCCACCAATATTCAGAAATTCTAAATTGCGATGTAGAGCTGTTAGTAGAAGTAGGAGAGTTATGTACTCCTCCTCAGATGGAAAGCGAAACATTAATAAGCAAACCAATTTTATTAGAATTATCAGATAATTGTATACATTTGTTAAAACAATAATCATTCAATATGAAAGTAGAGAATTACGGCAAGAACATGCTTGCATTAAGTAACTATTGGGGTGAATCAAAAAGTTTCAAACTCATCCCAATCACAGAAGATTGTCCTTACGCAGAAGTGATGTATGACACAAGTACAGGACTATTAGCAGTAATCAGTAAGATTAAAAAACAAGTATTTCATAATGTACCAAAGATAGATGACAATGGTGACATGATGTACGTGAAGTCTGGTAAACGTGAAAATGGCAAACCTTATAAGGAAGAGCGTCGTACCATTGATACGTTTCAAGAGTACTACATTATTGAAGAATCAGAAATCATTGACTTCATTAAAAGCTTTGCAGTCAATGCAGATAGTTTCAATTTCATGCAGTATATTGATGCAGTAAGAATGAGAAGTGAACCTGCTGTTGCAGAGGTAGAAGCTCAATAATAAATAGATAATTGGTAGTAGAGGGGGATGAAAGTCTCCCTCTATTTTTGTCTAATCAAATGGGGGAACAGCTTAACTGAACACAGCCTATGAGAACACATTGGGTAATGGACTATGAGACAATGAAGTCATGTTTCGTAGGAGTGTTTGAAGACTATAAGGGTAATGAGACTAAAGTATTTGTAATAAGTAGATTTCGTAATGATATAGTTCCTTTACTGCAGTTTCTTAAGAGCAATGTAGAAAAAGGAGAGTATCACATTAGTTATAACGGGATTAACTTCGATAGTCAAATAACTCAGTATCTTCTTCTTAATGCCAGGGACGTTGTAAAGATGAGTGCAGAACAACTTGTGAATAACATATACATTGAAGCACAGGAAGCAATTGCACTTAAAGACGCGGGAGAGTTTCTAAAGTATGGTCAGAGAAATCTATTAATACGTCAGATAGATGTATTCAGATTAAACCATTGGGATAACAAAGCAAAGAGATCAAGTCTAAAGTGGATTCAGTATAGTATGGATTGGCATAATATTGTAGATATGCCGCTTCATCATACGCACGTGATTACTTCTGTAGAAGAACAAGAAATGATCATAGAGTACTGTATCAATGATGTAAGGAGTACTAAAGAGATAATGAATAGATCAACAGAGTTAATAAGACTACGTAGGTCTCTATCTCATGAGTACGACATAGATTTATATAGTGCATCAGAAACAAAGATCAGTAAGGAGTTATTCATGCTATTCTTGAGTCAGAAGACAGGTATCAGAAAGTATGATTTAAAACAACTGCGCACACATCGTGACAGAATTGTAGTCAAGGATATCTTACTATCATACATATCCTTCAAGCG